TAAAGGACAGTTATGGCAAATTTAAAAGAACAAGACAAATGGGAAGACGGAGTCTATCAAATTGAAGAAAACGACCCTGTTCTTGGCGGTGAGAATGGCATTACAAATAAACCCATTAAACAGTTGGCCAACCGCACATTCTGGCTTAAAAAAGCCTTAGAGTTGCTTGGAAAAAAATCAGCCCCGAAAGACTTGACCGCGGATAGCACAAGCGCAACTGAAGCTGACGGTCATACACATGCGCTTCCAAGCGCTTCAACTACAGCGAAAGGTGTAGTGAAGCTAAATTCAGCAACTAATAGTGCGTCCGAAACCGAAGCGGCTACACCAAAAGCTGTGAAATCGGTCAATGATAAATTAACAGGTTTTGTGCCTTATTCATCAAATATCAAAAACTACGCCACAGTTGTTCCTAACGATGATGGATACGGTGGTTATGAGGTGGCTGGCGGTAAAAATGGGAATATTTTTCGTATAGAGAGCGCCGGTGACCATTTTAAATTTTGGTCTAGTGTTGGCAATACTCCGTACGCTATCCACGCCCCGGCTAAGCGTAATGGCACGATGGCTTTAATGGATGATGTTAATAAAAAAGTGTCAAAGAACGGTGATGCGATTAATGGGATGTTGTTTATCGATGGGGTTAATTCTGGTGGATTCGCGAGCGGCTTAGCGATTCGAAATAAGGCGGGCGGTCAATACACAGGAGGGTTTGTAGATTTTTACCAATCTGACACCATACCACGCTCGTCTATTTGGTTTCGAGATGCGGGCAATAACAGTACACAAATCGAATTTCTGAACACGCCGGAAGGCTCGGACTGGAATAGAGATAGCCGGCAAGGCGTATTTACGATTACATCATCCGGCAACCTGTGGAGTAAATCTTATGGAAGGCTACATGACTATTTTGCCAAACAGGCTGACATCAGTAATGTATGGCGAGAATTAAACAATACATACAGAAAAAATAGATACCGCCACCAACATTACCCACATCATTATAACGGGGCGGAGGTGTTTGATATTCCTGTGGCCGATAATGGTGTGATGCGGGTGATTGTTATGAACGTAACGATTAATGGATATGCCCGTGTGAATCTCCCCGAAGCATATAACGGTAGTTGCATGGTGCAAGCTACCGATGTTGGGGGCGGCCGAAAGGTGGTAGGGGCTAATATTCAAAACGGCAACGTTGTGGAGATACACAATGGCGGTGAAGTGGGATTAAACATTTTAGCAATCGGATGGTACGGGTGGTAAATATGATGTTATTTAATATAGAAACAAGCACGTTCGCGCCGGATTATCTTGTAACAGATAATCAAAATTGGATTGAAGTGAGCGATGAAGAAATTGATGGGATTTCTGCCAGTATAACCGGCGGTGGTGCGGTTTGGTTAGAAAACGGGAAAGTTAAATATTCCGGTAAAGCGCCAAGCGAGTTTCATGAATTTGATAATGTGACAAAACAGTTTGTTTTATCAAAGACAAAACAAGCCGAGTTTACCAAGGAAACACAATCTCGACTAATCAATAACATTGATGTTCATGCTGCCTCAATTTATAGCACATGGACGCGTTTTGAATCTGAGTATCGCGAGCGCCAAACTGCGGCAGAGGCATATAAGGCAGCTGGCTATCAAGGCGAATGCAGTCGATATATCACGGACTTTGCTAAACGCGCCGGGTTAAATAACCAAGCCGCAACAGATTTGATTTTGGTGCAAGCCGCTGGGCTTGAGAAATTACAGGTCGAGCTTGCCAACCAGCGCATGCGTAAGTATGAGCTTAAAGTGCCAGGATTGACAATCGAAAAAATGCAGTCAATCCATGATGACATTATTAAGCAAATGGATGCATTAATGGAGGCTTATAACAATGGCTAACCGTATCTATCTCGCGTTTTATAAGCATAAACGCAGCTTTCTGAAAGAACCTTTTAAAGCCTTGGCTGATGCGGTGACGCGCTTTTTTACAAAAGGCCAATACTCTCACTGCGAGATAGCGATTGAGCGCATGGAATTCGTCCAAGGCGATCATTATGAGCACATTACAGTTTTTGATTGCTATTCATCGTCTGTGCGCGATGGCGGTGTCCGATGTAAGCAGATTGATTTGTCAGACACAGACAAGTGGGATTTAGTCTTACTAGATAATGTGACAGAAGCACAGATTAAATCTTATTACAACCGCACGTCCGGCGCTAAATATGACTGGTGGGGCGCGTTAGGTATTGTGCTTGGGATTAAACAAAAACGAAGCAAATATTTTTGTTCGGAATGGTGCTTTAACGCAATTTATAACAGCGAAGATGGCTGGCGATTTAGCCCAAACCAACTTGCAGCGATGGTGCGTAAAGATGGATAAAACAACGATTAACCTTTACCGTGGTGATGACGAGGAATGTATTATTCGCCTGTTTGAAAAGCAGCTGGATAAATCATTAAAACCATTCGATTTAAGTGATATGGCGCGCTTTGATTTGTGGGCTACAGTCAGAAACAAGCCTGTGCTAACACTATCATCCACAACAGGTGAAATCGAAGTTGTAGACGCCCCAGGCGGCGTTTTAAAAATTACGTTTAATCACAGTTTAACAAAAGACGCGACGTGGTCTCAAGCGGACTATGATTTACAGGCGGTATCTAATAAAGGACGAGTTAAAACGCCAATTCAAGGCGGACGAATTAACCTCAAATTTGATGTTACACCTGATATGACAGAGGCGCGTAATGGATGACATTGTTGCAGTGGTTGACCCACCCCAAGAAATAGTGGCGGTAGTCGAAAAAGGTGAAGTTATATATCAAAGTGACGACGACTTACCAGATTTATTAACCATTTATGAGTTAGCCAAAATATAGGAGCACTATGGAAAATCAAAACCATAAAAAAATAGTTGATGCAATCAAGGCCATCGGCGCGGATTATAAAAGTCTGCATGAGGCAATATCTGCAATTCAAACTCAACAAGGCAGCGGAGAACAAGCTACGCTCACTAAAATTAACGAGTTAATTAGCCAGGCAGAAACACGTATTTTAAATAAAATTAAAGGCGGTGAGCTTTCTGAAGATTTAGATACGTTGTTTGAAATTGCGGCCAAAATTGGAGAACTTGTGTCAGATAAGTCTGTTCGCGAAGCTCTAACTAGCACTCTGCAAGAGATCAAAACTAACGTTACAAATCTTCAAAGCTGGCAAACAGAAATGGATAACTTAGACCTAGTGGGTGAGTACAATAAAGCTAAGGCATCATAATGGCGCTAAAAGAACAACTGACAAGTCTCATTCCTTTAATTGCTCAAGATGTTAAAGATAAAGGCAGTTCGTCCGTGTTAATTCAAGGCAACGGGAGACCAGATAAACCTGACACAACAAGGTTTCTTAATGGGTCTAACGTTTATGAAAATAAGATTAAAGGTAATGAGCCAAACGGAACTTTTTATAACTCAACAAACGGTGCAGGCGTTGGAGCATACCTATGGCAAAAGCAAAATGGACAGTGGACTGTTATATCGGGTGATACAGGTATTAGACGACTATCTAACATTTCTGTAAATATTAAAGAAGGGGCTATTCATTTAAGACGAGTGAATAACAGAGTTGAGTGTTCTTTCTATGCGGGGCGTTGGGACACTATTTCTTTTTACGGGAGCAGTAATCCTAAATTCACGAGGAAAAATCACGCCAAGCGAATGGATATTTTACCCCCTCCGAGAATACCAGTTGGCTTCCGTACACGCACGCCTATTATGCTTCCGTTTTATAGCGATGACGGCGATGAAATTGCTACTGTATATGTTGCTAGTATAGGCGATAGAGCTTATATTGAGTTAAGATTTAGGGATAAAGTACCAACAACAGACCTTGATTATATGCGTCTTCCAGTCGTCAGTTGGATAACTGACGACCCATTCCCTGATACTTTGCCTTAATTAAATAAAATGCTGTCAATTTTTGCTGCGGTTTACAAGGAATAATAATGACAAACAAACAAACAAACAAACAAACAAACAAATGGAGTGTACTATGTTTAAACAAGCACCACTACCGTTTGTTGGGCAAAAGCGAATGTTTTTAAAACACTTCGAGGAAGTATTAAACGCCAACATTACGAATGATGGCGATGGCTGGACTATCATTGATACATTCGGCGGTAGCGGTTTATTAAGCCATGTAGCTAAACATCTCAAGCCTAAAGCACGCGTAATCTATAATGACTTTGATGGATACGCTGAGCGATTGATGCATATTGATGACATTAATGCGCTTCGCGCACAGCTTTACGCGGTAGTTGGTAACGCTACGCAAAAAAAACAAAAGATTGACGAAGGATTGTAAGGCAGAATGCATCAAAATCATTCAGAATTTCAAAGGTTATATTGACCTGAATTGTCTAGCGAGCTGGCTTCTATTTAGCGGCCAACAAGTGGCAACATTAGACGACTTATTTCAGAACGATTTTTGGCATTGTGTTAGACAGTCTGATTATCCGAAAGCGGATGGATATTTAGACGGGCTTGAGATTACGCGCGAGTCATTCCACACGCTTTTGCCTAAATTTAGCGGCGACCCTAAAGCCTTATTCGTTCTAGATCCACCATATTTATGCACTCGTCAGGAAAGCTATAAACAGGCGACATACTTTGATTTAATCGACTTCCTCCGATTAATCAACATTACTCGACCGCCTTATATTTTCTTCAGCTCAACGAAGTCGGAGTTTGTGCGGTTTATTGAGTATATGGTAGAAGATCAGGTTGATAATTGGGAGGCTTTTTACAACTCCAAGCGCGTTGTTGTTAAGGCTTCAGCAAGTTATTCCGGGAAGTACGAAGATAACATGGTTTACAAGTTCTAGGACTTAAAATTTAAACGCCCTTTAATGATGATTTAAAGGGCGTTTTTATTTCTCAAAATTCGTGGATTTTAACCGCTAAAAATGAGAAACTTGAAGTGTTTTAAATTTCTCACATTTAGCGGTTACGTTTCTCAAAATTCGCGAACGGCAACACAAGGCAAACCATTGGATTTAAATAAAATTTACCGTATTTCTGTACCAAGTTATAATGCCGCAGGTGGAGATGGTTATCCGGTTATGACCAAAAATCCAACTTTTGTTAATACAGGTTTTATTGATGCGGATGTTTTAAAAGAATTTTTTGAGAAAAATTCACCTATTAATGCGGAGAAATACATCCCTCACAATGAAGTGGCATTAGATTTATCAGAAATTCGTCAGCAAATTACGCAAATTGATCGCAGCTTGTTAAAGCTGCTTTCAGAGCGTCATCGTCTGGCATATGATGTAGTTAGAAGCAAAGAAGTTACGCAAAAAGCATTGCGCGATTTAGAGCGTGAGCAACAACTCTTACAAGAGCTTGTGCAATTTTCTGAAAGCCAAAATTATCAGCTTGAACCACAGTATATTACGTCAGTCTTCCAAAAGATTATTGAAGATTCTGTGCTAACGCAACAAGTGTATTTGCAGAAAAAGCTCAATGAGCAACGAGAAGAAACGTTACATATTGCTTTCTTAGGTAAGAGAGGTTCTTACTCTAATTTGGCTGCCCGTAACTATGCAGCTCGTTACCATCAACAATTTGCTGAAATCAGTTGCGATTCCTTTGCTCAAATTTTTGAAAAAGTTGAGAGCGGAGAAGCTGATTATGGTGT